AGCGCTGCAACCAACACGGGAAACTGGAGCGCCGCAACCAACACGGGAAACTGGAGCGCTGCAACCAACACGGGAAACCGGAGCGCTGCAACCAACACGGGAGACCAGAGCGCCGCAACCAACACGGGAGACTGGAGCGCTGCAACCAATACGGGAGACCAGAGCGCCGCAACCAACACGGGAGACTGGAGCGCTGCAACCAATACGGGAAAAGACGGCGTGGCCGTATCGTGGGGAAGACGCGGAAAAGCAAGAGGAGAAAAAGGCTGTTATCTGGTCCTTGCCGAGTATGACGATTCTAACAATTTAGTTTGTGCAAAGATGGAAAAAGTGGACGGTGAGCGCATAAAAGAAAATACGTTTTATACGCTGAAGAATGGAGAATTTGCAGTGGCAGAGGAACAGGGAGCGGGAACGTGAGCCGCTCAGGAGGTAAAAATGCGAAAGATAATAACTGTATTAGTAGTCCTGACGGGTGTGCTATTGTACCGGATTTATAAAACCGGAGAAAGCATTGTCCTGGAGCAGGACACTGACAGGATAGGGCAAAGGAGACAGGACAATGGCAATATGGATTAAAACGCCGCCGGATGCCGAACCGGTATGGATGGCGGCAGATAACCGGATCAGGGAGCTGGCGCTCTCGATCGAACGGCGTGCAGGTATCGCACCGGATGCGGATGGGCTTCGGCAAATTCGTGAGTGGGCAACAGAGATTGTTTGCCAGTGCGACATGGTGGAGCGTGTTCAGGAGCAGGCAGAACCGACATGGAAGAGGTGAGGAGGGAAAATGCAATTTATTGATTTTTTTGCGGGGATAGGCGGGTTTAGAAAAGGAATGGAGTTGGCGGGGCATAAATGTGTTGGATTTTGCGAGTTTGACAAATTTGCAACGGCAAGCTATATATCTATGCACCTACTCACGCAGAAACAAAGAGAATCATTAGGAAAAGTGCCATTGAAGAAACGGCAAAAAGAAATATTGAAGGAGGAATACAGAAATGGAGAATGGTACGCAAATGACATTCGAAGAGTATATGCAAGAGACATTCCAAGGGCAGACTGCTGGTGCTTCGGATTCCCATGTCAGGACATTTCTGTCGCAGGAAAGCAAATTGGATTTAAAGGAAACCGCTCGAGCCTGTTTTTCAGAGTTATGTACCTTATCAGACAGCTCGAGGAAGAAAATAAACCCACTTACCTTTTCATTGAGAACGTTAAGAATTTGCTTAGTGTTAATGGAGGATGGGATTTCGCCAGGCTGCTCGTTGAAATGGACAGGGATGGGTACGATGCAGAGTGGCAAGTTCTCAACTCTAAAGATTTTGGAGTGCCGCAAAACAGAGAAAGGTGTTTTATTATCGGACATCTTAGAGGACGAAGTACCGCAAAAGTATTTCCTGTCGAAGGAACAGACGGGGAAAATAGTGTTCAAATAGTCGGTCATAAAGACGGATACAGAAGAAATGCGCAGGTCTTTGCACCAGAAGGAGCAACAGAAGCACTTGATACTGGACAAGGCGGTGAAAGAGGTCATCATGTTACATTGCCGTGTTTCATTGATTTGTGCTACGAAGGCTCACAGATGACAGAGCAGGCACGATGCTTGAAAGCAAGATACTACAAAGGCATGGCGAATCATGCAGGGCAGGACAGCGGAATTGCAATTCCGGTATTAACACCCGACAGAGCAGAAAAACGTCAGAATGGAAGACGATTTAAAGATGATGGAGAGCCGATGTTCACGTTGACAGGACAGGACCGGAATGGAATTGCGATTGAGGTCAAGGAAGCAACAGCAAACACGCTTGATACAAGCTGCAATCAAGGGATTTTCGTGCAGGTATCAGATGAACTGATTGTATACGCGGTCTGGTATGAAAAGCTTAAGTGTTACATAGCAATCCGAAAGTTAACGCCAAAAGAATGTTTTAGACTTCAGGGGTGGGCAGATGATTATTTTGAAAAAGCAGCGTTTGTTAATTCAGATAGTCAGTTATATAAGCAGGCAGGAAATGGAGTCACTGTAAATGTTATTTGTGAGATAGCAAAGAAACTAAAAAGGGGCGTTAAAGATTGAGTGCAACATATATGCATAAAGTGGTACCTATTGTTAATTAACAAAGATGAGATTTGATGGAGGCGGACAATGCCGATTGAATGGTTAAAATGGAACGATGACGTTGAAGAGTGGGGGGAGATAGAGTGCCCGATGCTTGGAAACGAGATGGTAATGACATATTATCCCAAAGGATGTCCTTGCTATTATTCTTACACAGCGCCGTTTGTGGATGAAGATGGAGACATTGGATATTACAGATATGACCATAATGAGGGATGCTGGGACGAAGATACGTTCTTCTGCATCGGGAATAGATGATACCAAAAACAGAGGGGATAGTATGAAATGGTATCAACCAATGATTTTCGGGGGGCATGGATGTATAAAAACGCAGAGGGCTACCGCGACGAAACAGCCTGCCGGGCGATTATCGCGGTAGCAAGAGAAGAGAGAATAAAGCGCAGGAAGATGCAGGAGGACAAGAATATGGGAACAGAAAATAAAACCGGAGAGGTTTGGAGAACACGAACTGTCACAGGGGCAGAGAAGATCGTGCTGGTGGTAGCAGACCACGGGGCAATGGCGTATGTAATTCACTTGGCGGAAGAAGGCGTACACACAGACATTGAGGTAAATTGCGAGGGGCTGCGGTACGGGTCCAGCGATCGAATGTACTATGTACCATCCAGAAGTTTTGAAGAATATCTCCGGACCGTAACGGACGAGCAGCTGGCGGATGTAAAAAATAAGCTTGCGGCGGCGATCGGGATTGAACCGCAGATCGTAGAAAAGGATGTAGCCCAGAAAGTGCCTGTGGAAGCTCCGGGCGTTGCAATTCCCGCAGAGCCGCAGAAGAGGTGTGATGCGGAGGTGCAGGAGCTGATGATCCGGGCGGAAAGAGCCGAAGCACTGCTGGAAGAGTACAGAGAGCTGTATCGGAAGGTAATCGAAAAAATCTGACCATAAATTAAACAGAAAAGGAAAATCGAAAATGGGAATGACACAAAGCCAATTGAATCTGGTGAGATATGTAGCCGAAAATGATTTTACAAAAGCAAAGACTGCAGCGTTATGTTGCTGCACAGAGGACACTACTCAGAAAAACCATCATGCCGTGGAAAAATATAAAAACCTGTTGCAATTAAGAGGAATGAACCTGATTAGTCTGCCACCGGACGTACAAAAGTTTGCAACAATGGAAGATCTCACGAATACCTACCTAGAAAACAGATATTATTTAACGCAGGATGAAAGAAAGTTATTTGAGCTAATCAAGAACATGAACGATGTGAGTTTACAGCTTATGGAGAAACAGATCCCGTATCTGAATGCAACATTGCTCTATGGCGAGAGTGGAGTCGGAAAGACGGCTTTTTCGCGGTATGTGGCGTATAAGCTTGGAATGCCGTATTTATATGTGAATTTTTCAAGAATGCTTGACAGTTATCTTGGAGGTACAGCGAAGAATCTTACTAATCTGTTTAGTTTCATCAGGCGGCAACAATGCGTTGTAATGTTAGACGAGATAGACAGCTTAGCAGTAAAGAGGGAATACGGTGGAGGAGGAGCGAGCGCAGAAGTTTCCAGAAGTACAACATGCTTGTTACAGCTGTTAGATTCCGTTACGAATGACCACGTAATTATTGCCGCAACAAACCTCATAGATGATGTCGATACCGCAGTGAAGCGTAGATTTACAGAAAAGCATGAGTTACATAGGCTTTCAGCGGAAGACAATGAGCGGTTTATCAGACAGTACCTTGACGATGCAGGATTTTCTTATGATTTGGATTCTGTTAGAAAGTATGCTGCAGAAAATCATTCACAGGCTGAAATTATGACGCATGTAACAAGAAGCATTGCCAGTACGCTTATCAACAAGGGTGACCTGGTAATGTTGTAAATTAAAGTTTAGTGGAGGAAGTATGAGCAAAACACACGAATTAAAAATATATCCTAAGTATTTCGAAGCAATTTTGGATGGGAAAAAGACATTCGAAATCAGAAAAGATGATAGAGATTTCCAGGTTGGAGACAGCATTGTTTTAAAAGAATGGGATAATATTAAGTATTCTGGCAGAGAAATCCAAGCAATAATTAAATATATGCTTGATGATGCATTTATCGGATTAGCAGAAGGATATGTAGCCTTTTCGTTTGGCATTTTAAAAATAATAGACAGGTAAACTGGAATTTAACGGAGGAAGTGAGAGTGATACCGATGGATAAGAAACTTTTATCCGACTACATAGATGCCTGTGAGCTGATCCGGGAGACCGAGCAGCAGATCAGGCGGCTGCAGGATAAGCAGAGCGAGACAACGCAGGACAGCGTCCGGCGCGCCAGCTTGTGTGCTGGTTCCCTCTGTCTACACAGATAAATCCTGCTGGACTGGGATAGGGTAACAAAAAAATAAAGCAAAAAGAAAGAAGGTGGGGAATGTGGGAACAAGGGACACATACTTTAATGGTTACGGTCTGACATACAATGAGGTAAAAAAAATAGAGGACAAGTGCAAAAACGCAAAGGGTAGGGAATTGGAACTGTTGCTTCTGGCTGCGGAAAGCGCATATGCAGAGTTGGCGCAATATCTGTTTTTTAGCCTGACATCAGGGCTGGGGTATGACAACATCTCGAAGATATGCGACATTCCTATCGGGCGGAAGGATTTTTATGGGTATCGAAGGAAAACGATATATTTATACAACAGATACATGATACTGGAAGGACATGCAATCGTGTAAAAGGGGTACGCGGATCAGGAAACGAGAATGGTAAAATAGAATAATAACTGTATGGTGGTGTGATATGAATTGTAATGCCGTCATGAAAAAGCTTCAGCGCGCCATACTGTCAACGGGGCTCGTAATCAAAATTTCTACCAGCCAATTTTACAGCGAAGAGCAGGACAGATTTTTACGGTTACCAGCGGCTTTTTTTACCACATGATGGATGTAAGCATGAATCGGCTACAAAGTGAACAGAAAGAAATGGTAAAATCAGAGGGAATAGGAGCATGAAACATGGATATAATTAACATCGCAATGAAAGACTTAAAACCATACGAGAATAACCCGAGAAAGAACGATGATGCTGTTAAATACGTTGCCGAATCCATCAAAGAGTTCGGGTTTAAGGTTCCGATCGTGATCGATAAAAACAATGTTATTGTTGCAGGGCATACAAGATATAAAGCTGCAAAAAAGCTTAAAATGAGTGAAGTGCCGTGCATAATTGCTGACGACCTGACAGATGAGCAGATAAAGGCGTTCCGGCTGGCAGATAACAAAGTAGCTGAAAAAGCTGAATGGGATTTTGACCTGCTGAATGCGGAACTTGACGATATTATCGACCTTGACATGGAATTGTTTGGATTCGAGGATGCATTGCAGGACGATGCCGAGGAAGCTGTTGAGGATGAATTTGAGGTAGAGTTACCTGCAGAGCCGAAATCTAAACTGGGCGACATTTATCAGTTGGGCAATAATAGGCTGATGTGCGGTGATAGCACGGTGCTGGAAGACGTAGAAAAACTGATGGGGGGGGAGCAAGCAGACATGCTGCTCACTGACCCGCCATACAACGTAAACTATGAGGGGAAGACCAAAGACAAGCTTAAAATTAAAAATGACCAGATGGGCAACGATAATTTTAGGCAGTTTTTGACAGATGCTTTTAGCAACGCCGACATGGTTATGAAGCCGGGCGCGGTCTTTTACATTTGGCATGCGGACAGTGAGGGATATAATTTCCGGGGGGCGTGCTTTGATGCTGGCTGGACTGTAAGGCAGTGTCTTATCTGGAACAAAAATAGCATGGTGATGGGACGGCAAGACTACCAATGGAAGCACGAGCCGTGCCTGTATGGCTGGAAAGAAGGAGCTGGGCATCTGTGGGCTTCAGACAGAAAGCAGACAACAGTAATCAATTTTGACAAGCCCACACGAAATGACATGCACCCGACTATGAAACCGATCCCGTTGTTTGATTACCAGATAAAGAATAACACAAAGGGTGGGGATGTAGTCTTAGACTTATTCGGCGGATCAGGGACAACCATTATGGCATGCGAACAGAATGGACGGCGCGGCTATTCTATGGAATACGACCCACGGTATGTGGATGTTATTGTCGACAGATGGGAAAAGTTTACAGGGGCAAAAGCTGTTTTATTAAATAAATAATGTTTTTGCATAGCAGAATAACCCGGGAGGAGAAATGGAAGCAATAGGAAGAGTGTATATATTAGATGATCTTGGAAGAATAAGAATTCCAAGGTATGTACGGAGAAGGTTGAACATCCAAGAATCAGATCCGTTACAAATTTTTATTGGGGATAACAATGAGATCATCTTAAAAAAATGTCAGGCAGAAGATGAGCATTTAACTGAAAACAAACAATAAATAAAAAAGAGGTAGTATATATGTCTGATAATGCAAACAAGGGCGGACGGAAAAGAATACCAATTGATCAAAAAGTATTCGAGAACTTATGTTCGATTCAATGCACACTTGCGGAGATTGCGGCAGTTATCGGATGCAGCGAGGACACGATTGAAAGATGGTGCGTGAGGACGTACAAAGAGGGATTTGCGGAGACTTATAAAAAAAAGAGCCAGAAGGGCAAAGCAAGCCTGCGAAGACTCCAGTTCAAACATGCAGAGACGAATCCGACAATGGCTATTTGGTTAGGCAAGCAGTGGTTAGGACAGCGTGACCAGATGGAGGTCGAGGCATCCGGGAAGGTCACGATTATTGACGATATCCCAGACACGGAAACAGAAAAGCAGGAAGACTAAATGGAAGTACAGCAGGCAGCAAGGATAAAGCTTACAGACTTAATTGCTCCGGCTTTTTACAAAGTGCATAAGGACATAAAAGAAGGACGGCACGAGTACTATAACCTTTACGGAGGACGAGGATCAGGAAAGTCCTCTTTTGTGTCTGTAGAGCTCCCGCTTGGCATGATGCAAAACCCGGAGGCAAACGCGGCAGTATTCCATAAATTTTCCGCAATGCTGCGGGATTCTGTTTATAACCAGATCCAGTGGGGGATAGATGCGCTGGGCGTGTCAGATTATTGGCGCGGCAATGTAAACCCGATGCAATTTACCTACCTGCCAACAGGGCAAAAGATCATCTTTAGGGGTCTGGATAAGGCACAAAAGACAAAATCCATTAAGGCAGCCACAGGATTTTTTAAATATCTCTGGTTCGAGGAGCTGGACATCTTTAAGGGACCAGAAGAGATCCGAATGGCGGAACAGTCAGTTTTGCGTGGCGGTCATAATTATGTCGTGTTTAAAACGTTTAATCCGCCGATCAATCGTAACAACTGGGCGAATAAACATGTGCAAATTGAGGATAGACGGGCATACAACCACAAAAGCGACTACAGGAGTGTGCCGCGTGAGTGGCTGGGAGATGAATTTTTTGACAGTGCAGAGCACTTAAGGCTCACGAATCCAAGAGCCTATGACCATGAATATCTAGGGAACGCAGTTGGAACAGGCGGAAACATATTTGAGCTTCTGGAGCTGCGTGAGATCACCGATGAAGAAATAGCCCGGATGGATACAATATACCAGGGCGTTGACTTTGGTTGGTACCCGGACGCATACGCGTTTGTAAGATGCTACTATGACGCGGACAGCGAGACGATTTATTTTATTGACGAGCATTACGTCAATAAAGAATCAAATGAAATAACAGCAAACTGGATCAAAGAAAAAGGTTATACGGACTACCACATAACCTGCGACAGCGCCGAACCGAAATCTATTAACGATTACCGAAGCATGGGACTTCCGGCGCGGCCGGCAATAAAAGGACCCGGTAGCGTCGAATATGGAATGAAGTGGCTGATGCGGAGAAAGATCGTTATAGACAAGCGCAGGACACCGAATGTATTCCGCGAATTTACCGAATACGAATATGACCGGGACAAAGACGGCAACATCATCAGTGGTTATCCGGATGCAAATAACCATTCGATCGATGCTACACGCTATGCATTTGAATCTAAATTTAACCGCAGAGGTAACACAGCCTAAGAATACACGGCACAGGGGATTGCAGAAATGGGACTTATACAGACAGTCAAAAGGTGGTTTAATATGATATTTAAAAAGCAGGCTGAGAAAGATTTTAGGGTAAAGGATACCACGTCTGCGCAGATGATGGCAAAGGTCGCAGAGTGTGCCAACATCTACCGCGGCACGCCGTACTGGTTAGACGCAGATAATCGAATAAAGACTATCAATTTTGCAAAGGCGGTATGCTCCGAGACGGCGCGGCTCGTCACGCTGGGGATTAAAATCCAGGTTGACGGCGGCGCACGCGGGGCGTGGTTGCAGGAGCAGATTGATAAAGCCTATTATAGCATGCGTCATTGGGTAGAGTATGGCTGTGCTTATGGCACGATCATTGTAAAGCCTAATGGCGGCGGGCTTGATATGTTTACCCCTCTGGACTTTTTCGTGACGGAGCAGGACGATAACGGGAATATAACGGGCGTTGTGTTTAAAGACAGCTATGCGGCTAACGAAAAGTTTTATACACGCTTGGAGTATCATAGGTTTGTCGAGACGAGGACGGAGGCGGGCGTGATATACCCGTATGTGATATCCAACAGGGCATATGTATCAAAGAGCAGCGAATCCCTCGGCGATCCTATCCCGCTGGAGCAGACAAAGTGGGCTGATCTGCTGGAGGAAACGCCGCCGATTCTCAAGGGCGGGAACGAAAGACTTGATTCCCCCATGTACGGAGTGTTCCGCACCCCTGCTGCAAACAACATAGATCTTTCCTCTCCGCTGGGAATGCCGATATACGCAGAAGCCATCGAAGAAATGAAAGACCTGGACATCGCATACAGCCGGAACGCCGGTGAGATATATGACAGCGAGAAGATCATCCTTGCAGATGACAGGCTGATGTTTGACAGCGGGACGAACCTTAACGGGCGCAACCCCGACGTTAAGCTGCCGCATTATGTAAAAAACGTGTTCGGCAACAGCCCGGAAGAGTTTTACCAGGAGATTTCACCGCAGCTTAACACAGCCACACGCCTTGACGGAATCAATGCTCTCCTGTCCCAGATAGGGTATAAATGCGGGTTCTCAAACGGCTACTTTGTCTTTAACGAAGCGAGCGGTATACAAACGGCGACAGGCGTGGAAGCGGAGCAGCAGCGAACCATCCAGTTTATCAAAGACGTGCGGGACAAACTGGAAAGCTGCCTGAACGATGTTATATATGCCATGTCGGTGTATGCGGATTTGTACGCGCTTGCCCCTGCCGGGGTTTATGAGGTTGTGTACGATTTTGGCGATATCACGTATAACCGCGAGGAAGATCGGGCACGCTGGTGGAGTTATGTTACGCAAGGCAAGGTACCCGCGTGGATGTATTTCGTCAAATTTGAGGGCATGACAGAGGACGATGCGAAGGCGATGGTGACGGAAGCCCAGCCAAAAGAAACGGGGCTGTTCGGGGAGGAATAGGTATGGATTTTGCGATTGTAGGACAGGGGATCGGAGACATAGAACACGTTGAGAATCGCTGGAATGAACTCATTGATTCTTTAAAAAATGTAGAAAACGCAGTCAAAGAAATTGTAAGAATGCTGCGGGAAGTCTGTGAAAAATAGAAAGAACAGTCGATGAAGTTATGATCGAAAGGGAGAAGCGGCGAAAGACACGAAGGGATATGACATTAAAGGTCTTGAGTGCATATACAGAGACAGAGATGTTGGATATTAGGAGACTGTTAAGACGCATATATAGGGCGTGAAGCTGCTGCTGATAAGGAGAGAGTAATGAAACCGATAACCAGAGAAGAATATTATCTTGCAAAGATTGCAGGGACATATGAGGGCAAAACGCCCGCGCCCGTGACTATTGAAGAATATTATCTTGCTACTATGGCGGGGGATTATTCCGGCAATACCCCGCAGCCCGTCACGAGAATGCAGTATTACATGGCAAAGGTAGCAGGAGTATGGGGCGGGAGCATCCCTGCGCCCGTGACACGATTAGAATACTACTGGGCGGCGATTGCCAACGGAGAGGGGACAGTCTTTCCACCTGTGACACGAGAGGAGCATTTCTTGGTGTTGGTAGCCGATGCGTACAGCGTTGTGCTCACAGTCGTTACCGGCAACCCCGCCCTCTTGGAAAATTCAAAGGGGAATCGTGGGCTGGAATCCCTTACCCTATACGGCAAATCCACGCAGGGGAGCACGACTGGGGCACAGCTGCTTGATGCATCGCTGTTAAAAAATACATCTTCTGCATCAGTGGAATGTAATGGTAGTGATATCATTATTACAGCCTTGGAGGATGGTCCATATCGGCAGACATCAAGCGTACCAATTGGATTTTTTCAGGAAGGAGACCAAATTTGTATAGCAGCAGAGGCTTTTCCAAAAGACAATGTTGTTATAATAAGAGATTCAAGCGGTGTAACCATTGCCAATGTAATCATATCTAATGGGTTGCAAGAAGTTGTTACCATCCCTGCCGACGGAACGTATCGCATTATTTTGTGTATTAATAAAGGTGTTTCAGTCAAAGCAGGAACGGTGGGTGTGTTTTCGAAACTTATTGTTAATAAAGGGAATGTGTCTAAAGATTACGAACCTTACACTGGCGGCGCACCCTCCCCGTCCCCGTCCTATCCGCAGGAGATAGAGAACGCAGGGATGGATGGGGAAATAGGGGTTACGGTTACTGGGACAAACCTTCTGCCGTTTGAGGTGGGGCAGAAGGGTAATGGATTTGAGGTTTTTGCGGATGGTGTGCAAGTTGATGTTAACAGGAAAACAGATATTTATGCTGTTGGACAGAATAATAGCAACGTTGAAAGTGGGTATGATGAATTTGCGTTGATGACAGCGGGAAAATATTATATTTATTCAGGCACACAGGATGTATATCTGTATGTCGTTGTATGGAGAAAAGGGAAAAATGTTGTATTGGGGTATTCCGTCGGAACAAATGCAGCACAAATAGAAATAATGGATGGAGATAAATTCCGAATATTTCTTCGGACTGCGGCAGCCTTCAAGGGCAAGGTCAAGGCGATGATAACCAGAACCCCCATGAATGCTACTTCCTACGAACCCTACAAGCCCGTCCAGAAGCTCATCGTTCCGACACCCAACGGTCTGCCCGGAATCCCCGTATCCTCCGGCGGCAATTATACGGACGAGAAAGGGCAGCGGTGGGTATGCGACGAGGTTGATTTTAAAAAGGGAGTGTATGTGCAGAGGATCGCAACAGAAACACCAAAAGCACAGTGGAAAGTATTTGAAGAAACCAATGATGTTCCAAACAGATATCGTATTTCGGGATCTCTTGTAAATAAATATAAGACTGGTTCGGCTAAGTGTTTAATTTCACATGGTATTTATACAAGTTGGGGAATTGCTCCCGGATGGGCATTAAATTCAGCAACTTTTTATTATCATCCCGAAGAAGATGTTACAATGGAAGAGGCTAAAGAACAGCTTCTTGGTTTTATAAACTCATCCAATCCATTGATGTTTTTAGGGCAGCTTGAAACACCGATCGAAAAACCTCTTACCACAGAGCAGCTTGCCGCTTACAAAACCTTGCGCACCTACAGCCCAACAACGACCGTGATAAACGATGCGGACGCGGGGATGAGCGTGGGATACGCAAAGATGAAATAAGGGTACGCCATAAAATGCGGGAGGTGGTAGAATGGAACTGGATACGAAAGTTGGGGACGTGGAGATTAAGCTCGATACGTCCCGCATAGACGATAATCTGCTGGAAGCCCAGAAGCTTTTGAATATGCAGGTAGTGGCGGACAGCGCCCCCTTCGTTCCATTCCGGCAGGGTGCATTAAGAAACAGTGTAAGATATCCAGACGGGGTATACGGCGGCATCGTTGAGTATGACACGCCATATGCTCATTATTTGTACAAGGGCGTTGTGTACGGTCCGAATATCCCGCTTAAAGACGCAGAGGGGAACATCATAGGGTGGACATCCCCTCCCAGCAAAAGCCCGACGCAGAGACGGATTAAATATCACGAGCCGGGAACAACGTCTGAATGGTTCGAGGAAGCCAAAAGGCGGCATAAAGACGACTGGCTGAATCTTGTGAGAAAAACGGTGGGGAAAGAGTGATGCTGAGACCAGAGTATTTTGAAGGGAAAGCTGACCGGATATTAGAACTCTATGAACGGCTGGAAAACTTTATCCTGCGGGATATCGCCAGAAGGATTTTAAAATCCGGGAAAATCACAGCCACGGCGGACAGGTTGCTGTACAGGCTGGAGCAGTTGGGGGAAAGCCGGGATGAGATACAGCGGCGTATCATGGAACTGACAGACCTGAGCGAAAAAGAACTGCGGAAGCTCCTGCGTGGTGCCGTGCTGACATCGTGGGAAGATGATGCGGTTACACTGTCAGAAATGGGTATCGCGGCGCAGTCTCCGCTTGAAAATGCACGATATATGGCTGTTATTGAAGCAGAGTACATAAAAAGCCGGGCGGAGTTGAAGAACCTCACAAGGACGACGCTGGAACAAAGCCAAAAAGACCTTGTGTCGCTGCTCGACGAAGCCGATGTAAGGGTAGCAAGCGGAGTGCAAAGCTATCCCGCAGCCATAGCGGATGTGCTGGATGCGTATGCGGGACGCGGCGTTATGGTGGATTACCCGACAGGGACGCGAAGGACGCTGGAATCTGCGGTACGATGCTGTGTAGTGACGTCAATGAACCAGACAGCGGCGCAGCTGACAAACAGGTATATCGTGGACAGCGGAACAGAGTATGTGTTAACCTCGGCGCACCTCGGGGCAAGAGTAAGGCGCGACGGGCAGCCCTTGCTTGCAGGTCATGACGAATGGCAGGGCCGTGTATTTAAAATTGACGGAAGCGAGCCTGGATATCCGAACCTGCTGGAATCGACGGGGTATGATATTGATCTAACCACGGGAGAAGGCAGGGTTGTGGATATGAGAGGGATGCATGGCTATAACTGTCGTCACGGGCATATGCTGTTTGACAAGCGGATGAAGAATCCGTGGAGGGACGCAGAAGGAAATCTGCTGGATGGAAGCGGGCACAAAATCACGGACTCTGAGAATCTGAAACGGTATGAGGACAGCCAGAAGCAGCGATCTATGGAGCGCGGAATCCGAAAGACGAAACGACAGCTGATAGTAAAACAGGAAGAGCTTGCATGGTCGTCCGGCGCGGAACGGGAAAAGCTCCAGCAGGAATATGATAAGCTGGCTTACCGATTGCAGGGACAGAACAGGGCTTATAACCAGTATTGCGAAGAACATGGATTACAGCCGCAGTATGATCGGAATGCATTAGCGGGATTTGGATACCCGCAGCAAAAGGCAGCAAATAAAGGGGCAAAAAGATATGCGGAGAACGGAAGTGTATAAAAGCGATGGGTGAAATGATGAACCGATTTGAATATTACAATCCAAACCCCTCAAAAGGGCAAAGAGTAGGGGATTGCACTGTGCGCGCATTGTGCAAGGCTTTAGGGCAAGATTGGGATACAGTTTATGTTGGGTTATCCGTGTATGGGTTTTCGTTGTCTGACATGCCAAGTGCTAATAGAGTCTGGGGTGCGTATCTGCGTGAGAATGGCTTCCGCCGGTATATCGTAGACGACCACGGACAGCATGTTTACACGGTAGATGATTTTTGCCAAGATCATCCAACGGGGACGTATGTGCTCGGGATAGACGGGCATGTTGTGTGCGTCAAGGATGGGCATTACTGGGACACATGGGACAGCGGACAGGAGATCCCGATATACTACTGGGAGCGATAGATAGGCGCTATGGAAACGATACAGGCTATACATCTTAATCTGGCACAGACACAATAACACAATAAGGGGAGTAATTTTGAAGGTATGTGATTTTACAGTATTTGAGTTGGATTTTTTCCGCGAATACTGCAATTTTACACCTGATGAACGGCAGCTTTTTGAATTACGGACGCAGAATATCCCGCTGGAAAGATGTGCGGAGATGATGAACGTGAGCGTGTCCACTGTGAAAAGAATGAGCCAGCGAATAAACAAAAAGATAATACGGGTATGCTGATTTGATACTTTTGTAAGCCTTTGATGAACTGTCAGAGGCTTATTTTTTATGCCATAATTTAGCTATAGAAAGTCATTGAATTAGTCATAGGAGGCGCAGGCATGGCATTACCATATCAAGGATACGGCTATAACCCGTATCAGTATGGACAAGTAAATCCGCTACAGCCGCAGATGGACAGGCTGGCGCAGATGCAGGATCAGTATCAGCAGCCACAGCAGATGCAGCAGGTAAATCAGGGGATCCTGTGGGTGCAGGGCGAGGCTGGAGCTAAATCTTATCTTGTCGCTCCAAATACAAGCGTCCTTTTGATGGACTCCGAAAACTCTAATTTTTATATAAAGACTACCGATGCCGCCGGGATGCCGACGCTCCGCACCTTTGCTTACAAAGAGGTCACGGTGGGCGCGAAAGAGCCACAGAAACAGGAGGAAGTGAACTTAGACGATAAATACGTTACTCGGAAAGAATACGACGATTTGAGAAGCAAATATGAAGAATTATATAGTTATCTCGAAACGGCAACAAAGCCGGAAGGAGGCAGACATGGCGAATCCCTTGTTTGAGGCCCTGAATGGTAATAGAATGGCCGGAATGCTGGAACAGTTCCAGCAATTCCGAAAAGAGATGGAGGGCAGAAATCCGAATGAAGAGATTAACAGGCTGTTGCAGTCTGGCAAAATAAACCAGCAACAGTTAAATCAAGCCCAGCAGATGGCGCAGCAGATGCAGGGTATGTTTAAAGGCTTTTTTAAATAGTACACAACCGGGTGCACACGGTTTTGTAAATACATTATCGAAGGAGATAATTACTATGACAGACGGTTTAACCGCTTCTGATGTTGCCGTATTAACCGGCGGCACAGGAAAAAATGACGGTTTCGGCGGAGATTGGGGTGCATGGATTATCCTTTTCCTGATTTTCGGTATGTTTGGCTGGGGCGGCTTCGGCGGCTGGGGCGGAAATGGTGGAGGAGCAAATTCTCCTGCATTTCAGGGTTATGCAACCCGTGCCGATATCGACGCAGCGCTGTCCACGCAGGGAATCGAAAACGGGATCCAGAACCTTTCCGGCCAGCTTTGCAACGGCCTTGCTGGCGTAAACGCCAACCTGTCAAATCTGGGTTATCAGATGCAGCAATGCTGCTGCGATACCCGTGAGGCTATTGCTGGCGTAAACTACAACATGGCAGCCCAGACAAACATCCTACAGAATACCGTAAACAACGGATTCCGCGATGTAATTGACGCGCAGAACGCCGGAACACAGCGCATCATCGACCTGTTTACACAGGACAAGATACAGTCTTTGCAGACCGAGTTACAGTCCGCACAGCTCCAGCTGTCTAACAACGCACAGACAAACAGCATCTTAAATGCTTTGAGACCTACACCCGTGCCGTCTTATCCGGTCATGTCCCCGTACACGTCCATCGTAAACCCGACAGGCTTTAGCTTTGGCGCCGGATGTGGCTACGGAGGCAACACGGGATGCGGATGTTAAAACTTCAGACGGAGTATCTTCGTGGCATTATTTTGCCATGATGTTCGGCTGATGCCGTTATTCACAAAAATGGGCAGGCTGAGAACGTCTGCCCCTTTTGAAATGAAGGGAGAATAAAATGATTGAGTTAGTAAACACAACGCCGGTCACGGTCCCAGTAGGGCAGTCCATCCCGTTTTCGGCAGTGGCAACAAAGGGCGGATGCGCAGAAAGACACAGGGCTGGAAGCGCGCAGATAACGCTTGTAAAGCCCGGTAGATATCTGATTACATTTTCCGGAAACGTCGCAGTACCGACTGGGGAAACGGTAGGAGAAGTGGCGCTGGGAATTGCCAGAGATGGGGAAATCCTCGGCGGCACGGTGATGCGTGCCACCCCTGCGGCAGTAGAGCAGTATTTTAACACATCGTCCCAGACATACGTCGATGTGTTCTGTGGATGCTGTGAAAACATTTCCATCAAAAACGCAGGGACAATTCCTGTGTTAGTAGACAACCCGAACATAACAGCTGTTCGGGTTTGCGGTTAAGGAGGGCAGACCATGAGCTATAAATTGATGCAAAATATCCGTGAAGAACTGGATAAAATCGCAGAAAAAGGTCTGAATACCGGAAACCTTGAAACTGCATACAAGCTTATCGACATGCTGAAAGATATGGAAAATGTGGAATACTGGAAGTGCAAAGAGGGCTATTATAACGCCGTTCTCGACGAAATGGAAGGCGGTTATAGCCAGAATGGAGAGTACAGAGAGAGGCGGAAACGCGACAGCCGTGGGAGATACAGCAGGGATGATGGAATGAGCATGACGGCCTATGACGATGGATCCTCCTATGCGCGACGTGGGGAGCACTATGTAAAGGGTCACTATAGCCGTGGAAACGGAAACAATGACCCTTATGATGATTACATGGAAAACAAGCAGTCTTATCGCAACGGCAAGTCTGAGGATTGCAAGCGGCGTATGCTGGCTGCTCTGGAAGAGCATATGGATGCACTGACGGAAGAGCTGGGAGATCTGTCAAAGGATGCAGACTGCCGAGAAGAGCGGGAGACTATTTCGCGGTACATCGAAAAATTACGAAAGATGATGTGAGTAAAGGCGGCGAGGAAACTTGCCGCTTTTGCTTTAAACATGGGTACGCCATAGTTTTTTTTGTTTGGTAAAATGTATTAAAGGCTATGGAAAGGAATGATCATTATGGAGATCAAAAGGGTATACTGTCCTGTCTGTAATAATAAAACGCGGTCAGCATTCCGCAAGGATACGACAGCGCATAATCTTCCGGTGTTTTGCCCGAAATGTAAAACGACCAGCCTCGTGAATATTGAAAACGGAAAGGCAGAGCCTATCGTCCGTTAAGTGCCAGACGCCAGACGCAGAGCCAGTGATTTGTAAGGATTTCTTACAGATTGCTGGCTCTTTTTTGTATTTGTATTTCCTCCTTTACAGCACACAGCCTTGCGGGAAGGTTGAAAATGCGGTTCGACTCCGTCTGTGTGCAATCCTGTAAATCGTAATTGCAGGAAAATCCATCCCATCTTTCTTTGTTTTTGCCACCGTGCATGGAAGCAGCCGGGTTCAAGCCCCGGCGCACGGTATAGGTGCATTGTTTAGACAGCGCCGATCATTACGCTTTTCGCCCGGTCCGCTACCCCGGGCGCTTTGTGGGATAGCTCAGGAGGTAGAGCAGCGGCCTTATAAGCCGTGTGTCATGGGTTCAATTCCCCTTCCCACAACTACCCCGCCCGTGGTTTATCGGGCTTAATCCATACCGCTGACGGGCGGTTAATCAATCACGTTTAGGAGGATAAAGATGCAGAATATTGAAGCAATTTTGACAGAACTGGGAATTGAGGTCTCGGCGGACAAAAAGGAAAGCCTTACGAAAAAGGTGGCGGAAAATTACGTCACGAAAGCTGAACATGAAAAGAAGCTGGGAAAGGCTGAGACTGACCGGGACACGTGGAAAGAAAAAGCTGAGACGGCAGAAAGCACCCTGAAAGGCTTCGAGGGCGTTGACCTTGAAACAATGCAGAAGGATTTGGCTGATTGGAAGAAAAAGGCCGAGGATGCCGAGAAAAACGCACAGGCGCAGCTGTATGAGAGAGATTTCACGGACGCTCTGAAAACGGAGTTTGAAGGAATTAAATTCTCGAGCGAAGCGGCAAAGCGCGCAATTATGGCAGAAGTCAAGGAGGCCGGATTAAAACTGAAAGACGGGAAAATCCTCGGACTGAATGACCTCCTAACCCAGATGAAGGAAAAGGACGCTTCGGCATTTGTTGACGATGAGCAGCAGAAAGCACAGCAGAATCAGGCACGCTTTACACAGCCGACAAACAAGCAGGGGCAGGGCGACGCGCTGACGAAAGACCAGATTATGAGCATCAAGGATGCTTCTGAGCGTCAGGCTGCAATTGCTGCGAACATGAGTTTATTTAATTAAAGCAGGAGGGCAATTATGGCGGCAAAGGCCAATATAATCGGAACAACAGATATACAGGTAACAGCCAGAGAGCTGGACTTTGTTACGCGTTTTGAACGCAACTGGCAGCATCTGCGGGAAATCTTGGGGATTATGCGCCCCATCAAGAAGCAGCCCGGCGCAGTGCTGAAAAGTAAATACGCGGAGGGGACGCTCGAGGATGGTGCAGTAGGCGAAGGCGAGGATATCCCGTATAGCAAATTTACCGTAAAGGAAAAGAAGTATCAGGAAATGACCATCGAGAAGTACGCGAAGGCCGTTTCGATTGAAGCAATCAAAGACCACGGTTATGACAACGCTGTCCAGATGACTGACGACGAGTTCCTCTATCAGCTTCAGGCGGGCGTGACAAAGAAGTTTTACGACTATCTGAAAACCGGAACGCTCACGTCCGAGGAAACAACCTTCCAGATGGCGCTTGCGATGGCAAAGGGCAAGGTTGAGAACAAGTTTAAGCAGATGCACCGGAACATCACCGGGGTTGTCGGCTTTGTGAACATCCTTGATGTGTACAAGTATCTCGGAGCAGCGAACATCACCATCCAGAATCAGTTCGGCTTCCAGTACCTGAAGGATTTTATGGGGTTCAATACAATTTTCCTCCTTTCTGACAGCGAGATCCCGGCTGATACGGTAATCGCTACACCGGTGGAAAACATCGTTATGTATTACATCGACCCCAACGACAGCGATTTTGCAAAAGCCGGCCTTGTGTACACCACCAGTGGCGAGACCAATCTGATCGGTTTCCACACACAGGGCAACTACAACACCGCCGTGTCGGAGGCGTTTGCGATCACCGGCCTTGTGCTGTTCGCGGAATACCTGGATGGCATTGCGAAGATTACCGTAAACGCGGGGGGTTGATGGCCGCCAGTACACCCCTGAATACTGACGGCGAACCGCTTTCCGGGGAAACAAGACGGAAGAGTAGGAGATAAGGAGGCCGACGGGATGGCATACACGACATTTACATTTTATGAACAGATCTACCACGGGAATGTCGTCCCGGCGGAGGACTTTGATCGTATCGCAGACCGCGCCAGTGACTTTCTGGACGTGGTAACCTTTGACCGATTGGCTGACGGCTTACCGTCTGATGAAAGGGCGGCGACAAAGGTACAGAAGGCCGTGTGTGCGGTCTGTGATAAGTTATATCAACTGGAGCTGGCAGATAAACAGGCGCTATCTGCCGCTGCCGGGGGGACATCTTCCGGCGGGGCTGGCGGTGTTACTTCGGGAGTAATTACTTCCAAGTCTGCCGGTTCTGAATCAATTTCCTACGCCTCCCCGTCTGAAATGGCAAACGGCGCAAAGGCATGGAGCGCGGTCTACCAGGCGGCCGGGGATGCACAGGAGACAAACAAGCTTCTGGCAGATGCGGCAATGCTTTATCTGGCAGGAGTGAAAAATGATGATGGCGTACCGTTGTTGTACGCAGGAATAAGGTAGAAATGGGTAACAATAAATTTTTAGCTTTATGCAAAAAGATTGTGGTTAAACAGGAGGATTAACTCATGGACATTACGACATTAGGAACTTGTGTGGCCATCGTGGCTATCTGCTATGTTATCGGTCTGGGCTGTAAGGCGGCGCAGAAAATCCCGGATGAGTGGATTCCGGTCATTATGGCGGTATGCGGCGGCCTTCTGGGTGCGCTGGGAATGAACATCATGCCGGACTTCCCGGCGACGGACTATATCAATGCTGCGGCGGTGGGCATGGTGTCCGGGCTGGCGGCCACAGGAGTAAACCAGGTATACAAGCAGGCAAAGAAAGCGTGATTTTATGGGCGGACGTGGCGGAAGTAGTGGGTTAAGTAACGAGAAGCCGGTTTCTAAGCTTATTGCGAAGGTGTACTTTAATTCTTCAAAGAAAAGCGACGCTTTAAGAGGGAGCGGAACTGTTAAAAAAGACAGTAAACTCGAGAAGGTCATTAATTCAGAAAACACTAGCTACTTTAAGTCAATCAAGACAAAGAGCGAAGCAGTAAAGACAATGAATTATATAAATGACAGATTAAGTGAGAGTAAAAGGAAAATCGCAAAACTTGGAAGTGCAGAGGCGTTATTTAAAAATCAAAGGCTTGCTATAGAGCATCGAAAATTAGTCAATGCCAGTACAGCCATGAGAGATGAAATGCACAAATTTTCAAAGGCATCTGAAAAAGGCGATACAAGTGCTTTGCACGATACAAGCCGTACTACCACCACTTATGACAGAGCCAGAAAGCGCAGAATGAAAAACTTTGATTCATGGTTCTTTGGAAGCGGAAAGAAGTAATCTATGGCAAACCGAGAGACAAGTATAGCTTACGAAAATCTGAACCGCCGCATCTTCTCTGGCGTCGGCGAATACGGTATACCACAGATAAAACCTGAGACATTCGAGGGTAACTGCGAATTTGTCGGTTTTAATTATGCCAGAGGAAAATGCAATAATCCAGAAGAGAAAGCTGTTCATTTCTTCTTAGATGATTACCAATTTGACGCACTATGGAGAAATCCAGACAGGTACGTGGACAAACTGAGCAAATTCCGGTACATTCTGACACCGGATTTCAGCACCTACACCGATTTTCCGAAAGCTATCCAGATATACAACCATTATCGCAAGCACTGGATAGGTGCATATCTGCAAGAATATGGTTGCCGTGTGATTCCAACAATCTCATGGAGCACACCGGATTCTTATGACTGGTGTTTCGATGGGGAGCCAGAGGGTGGAACGGTGGCGGTATCTTCTGTTGGCTGCATGAACAGCAAGGAAAAAAAGGCGCTGTTTTTGGCAGGGTATGAAGAAATGGTGAGGCGGTTGCAGCCGGAGACGATCATCTTTTACGGTTCTGTGCCAGAGGAATGCATGGGAAATATCGTGAGAATCCGGGCGTTTACGGATAAATTTAACGAAGCTCTTTGTGAAATGAGGGATACCGATGAATGATGCGATAGTGACAATATTCAATTTTTACGAATCCAGCACTGCCGCCATCTGGTATCCCCATGTGCTTTCCGGCGTGCATCTTGAGACTGATCGGGGGCAGATCATGAAACTGTACGGGACAGACAGCACAGATAATGCACAGTTACATATCCCGTTCGGGGTTAAGGACGGGAGAAAAATTGTTGTTGATACCGTCGGAAAAGAATTGCCGTGGCTTCCGCCGAAGGAATGGAACAGACAGGTCAACGATTTGTTGCCCGACAGCATTACATTTAATCCGTCTACAGATTTTTTTATGGTAGGAGCATGGGACGGGGACAGTCCTGTGAACGATGCAGATTATACGGACAGGCGATATGAAGGGTTTTACGCGTTTATGAATACCGAAAAGGATTTTGTTTATCTTATATCGTCAGTGGGCGGACCATATGCGATAATTCCGCATTTTGAAATCTTAGGGAAGTAGGTGGAGGAAAATGGCTGAACCTATCGGGAATGATGCTACCGGCTATGATGTTTTGACGGCGGCAATGAAGTCGCTGCTTAACCAGTTTCCGGGGCTGTATCCGGATGAAGTAATTAAATTCGAAGAGCTCGGGTCTGAGGATGGCATTGCGTTTTCCAATGATTCCGGGGCGCTGGTGTATACAGAAAAAGAAGATATACTCGGGCGGATATATCAGGAATGCCGGTATCCCTGCTTTGTAGTATACCGTTCGACCACGGGAGCAAGGGAACGACAGAAAATTACTATTCTGGAATTCCTGGATACGCTGGGTCGCTGGCTTTGCCACGAACCCTCCGGGATTGAAGGGAAAGAGTACGAAAAAGCGATATACCCAGATCTGACCGCAGGGCGGAGGGTTGAGCGGGTAACACGCGGGAACGCATATGGGACACAGCCGCAGGAGAATGGCGTGCAGGACTGGGTTCTACCGGTTACGGTTTTTTATAAAAATGTTATCGAGCCTGAAATTTAAGAAAGGAAAAAAGCAATGAAAAGACATTTGTTGAGACATTTTGTCGATGTAAAAATGGACACGACCTCTGAGGGGACAGCGGCAGACTACCGGCTTCTGGGAACGGGTATTACCTCTTTAACGGAGGAAATGAACCCCGAGACGGAGACGGTACAGTACATCAATCAGGAAAACGGATCTACGGACCTTAAATCCTATACGCCGTCCATCGAAGTTGAAAGGCAGAACGTAGACGAAGAGGATCAGGATCTTACAGACTGGTTTAACAAGATGATAGACACGCTGCCCGTCGGAGCTGATGCCATAACATCCTATGTCCGCGTGAGAGTTTCCGGCGCTGGACCTGAATATCCGGCAGTCCGCCGTCGCTGCGTTGTGAGTGTAGGTGGCACAGGTGGCGATGCAGGGTCAAACGTGACAGATACACTGACTCTGGGTGGCAGAGGTGACGGAGAAGCTGGAACGTTTAACGTAACCACAAGAAAATTCACGGCGACGCCCGCGTCTGACAGGGCTTTAACGGAATAAGGAGGACAAGATGGGAGCAGCAAGTTTACGAGTAGACAGTGGCGTTAAACGAATTGAGGTAAACGATAACGGCGATTATATTGCGGTCAACATCTCTGACAACAGTTTTTTTAAGCGTTTTGACGATTTTGTGGCATGGCTGAATGCAAAAAACGAGGAAGCCGATAGGATTGCTAATGATTCTTCCGGTGATTTCACGGAACGCTTCGGAGCGTATGACGCTTTATGCAAAGAGGCCTGCGCTGAGTTGGATTCTCTGTTTGGGAGCGGGTGTTGCAAAAAGGTGTTCCCTGACGTGGAATCCCCGGGAATGGAGCTTATCGCGGACTTTTTAGACCAGATCATACCGATTCTTCAGGGCTTCGCCACTGAACGAAATCAGAAAATCACAAGCAAATACAGCCCGAACAGGAAAGGGGCGCGAAGCAATTAAATGTGGAATGTGCTGCTTGATAAATTCCCAACAGAATATGAGGGTTTCCGCATAGACGAAGCCTTCCAGACAGGGATCCAGATTTCACAGGCTTTGCAAGATCCGGACCTATCAGACGATGAAAGGTTGGCTGTAGCGCTGGGGCTGCTGTATCCGTCAGAGGATGGGGACGGCAGCCCTTCTTCTTTACCCGATTTAAAAACTGCCGTGGATGGCCTTAGGTGGTTTCTGAGCGGGTGGTATACCGACAACCGCCCGAAGGATGAGGACAAAGTTCCGGTAACAGATTTTGACATAGACCAGTGGCGCATCTATTCAGCATTTCTGGAGAAGTACGGAATCGACCTGAACCGGTCTGACATGCACTACTGGGCGTTCATGGGACTGCTGTCCACGCTCGGTGAATGCGCATACACGAACGTCATAGCCATCCGGCAGCAGAAAATAGACCCTAAGATGGACACGCGTGCAAAACAGGCATTGCAGGAGCAGAAACAAATATTTGCAATAGAGCGGGAAGAGGAACTGACAGAAGAGGAACAGGAAGACGTTGACGCTTTTATGAAATGGATCAAGGTAGGAGGCTGATATGCCGAAATATGACGGTTCGATACGGATAAACACAAAAATTGAAACAAAAGATTTAAACAGCCAGATGATGCGCGTGTCTAATGCCATAAAAAAAGACAGCGCGGCTTTAGATTCTCTCAATCGCAAAATGGAAGAATTTTCGCAAAAGAAAATCCCGACAGAAAAATTTGCAGAATTACAAAGAGAGTTAGAAAAGGCAGAATCCGAGTATTCAAAACTGCAGGCCCGTATGTCACAAAAGGGGGCGGCAACGTCTGAGTATAAAGCTTTACAGAAAGACCTCGTTGCGGCGCAAGGAGAGCTGTCTAAGCTTGTAGCACGTCAGACAGACTGGGAAAACATGGGGGTACCTCAAACCGGCGGCGCATGGGACGTACTAAATGAACAGGTTGCAGCCGCATCCGACCGTGTAGATGATCTGAAAGAAAAGCTTCAGCAGATGGAGAACAGTGGAAAGGCGTATACCCCGAAGGTGGACAAGGCTCAACTGGATGAAGCGGCTCAAAAAGTAGATGAAATCAAGGCAAAAATAAACGCGGAGAAAGCATCCGGCGCTGCGTTTGTATCCCCGAAAGACACGGAAGAGTTTCAAAAAATGTCTGCAAAAGCGTCTCAGCTTGCCGGAAACATAGATGTTTCAAAGCGCAGGATGGCAGAACTTAACGCGAAGCAGAAGCCCATCAAAAAAGAATTTGACCGGATGAAGAATTCTGCCGATAAAGCATTTAAAACAGCCTCGTCCGGCGCGAAAAAAATCGCGGGGCTGTTCAGCGCCCTTGCGTCAAGGCTAAAAGGAATCGCATTCTCATCAAAGAAAAGTGCAGGGATGTTCAGCACATTTGCGTCAAGGCTGAAAGGTATCGCGTTATCGCTTTTGGTATTTAACTGGATAACAAAAGCATTTAATGCGATGGTGTCCGGAATGCAAAAGGGATTCTCAAACCTTGCAAAATATTCTGAGCCGTTGGCAAATTCATTTCAGACGCTAAAAAATTCCCTGGTTACGCTTGGAAATGCGCTTGCAGCTGCCTTTGCACCGATTGTCCAGATAGCAATTCCGTATCTAAATGCGCTTATAAACGGGATAACGCGGGCGATAACATACGTGGCGCAGCTTATTGCCATCCTCGGCGGGAAAAGCACATTCATCCGAGCGAAAAAGATACAGGATTCCTATAACGATTCCCTGAATGGAACAGCAGAGGCGGCAAAAAAGGCGGCCGGAGCTTTGGCAAAATTTGATGACCTGGATGTGCTGCAAAAGCAGGACAATTCCGGCGGCGGTGGAGGTGCGGGTGCTGATGGAGGATTTGAAGAAGTACCAATAGATAATAAATGGTTGAAAATAGCCGATTGGTTAAAAGAAATGTGGGAAAACAGTGACTTCTATGAGCTTGGTAAGTTCTTGGGGGAAAAGCTGAAAGAAGCTCTGGATAATATCCCGTGGGATGATATCAAAGAATCTGCTCGGAGAATTGCTCACAGTATAGCAACCTTTATCAACGGATTTATTGAGGTTGAAGGTCTTGGATACTCGATTGGTACAACGCTTGCACAGGCTATCAACACCGCATTTGAGTTCTTGAATGAATTTGTGCATACAATTCACTGGGATTCGATAGGTGCTTTTATTGCAGATACCTTGAATGGTTTTTTTGAAAGCATTGATTGGGATGTTATTTATGACACCTTTGTGACAGGAGCTAAAGGGCTGGCAGATGCGATCAATTCGTTTACAGATTGGTTTAACTGGGACAATGTTTCAAATACAATATCTAATTTAGTCAATACGTTTGTCGATACCGTGTACACATTTTTTTCAACCGCAGACTGGGAGGCTATTGGGGCCAATATAGGTCAACAGATTTCCAAAACTGTAAAAAATATTGACTGGAAAGCGGCAGGCGAGGCGTTTTCAAAAGTAGCTACATCTATTCTCGAAATGATAAAGGCGGGATTGGAAGAAATCGAATGGGATGAAGTTGGTATTGCAATCCGCGACTTTTTGGTAGGAATTGATTGGGCAACGCTTTTGAAGGATGTGGGCGACATCATTTCAGAGACACTGAACGGCTTGATTCATACAGCATATGCAGCTCTTGGCGGAAATGATGAAGAGTTTACAAAATGGCAGGAAAACAATCGAAAAGCTCGTGATGAAGCTGGAAAGACTTATGAGGAATTAGGGACAAAGGCAGAAGAATACTTGACCCGTCAGAGGAAAATAACAGATCCGTCAACATGGGATATTACTATAGTAGCTAGAAAAATGGCTCAAATTGCATCTGAAGCATTTGACGGTATGATGGAATCCCTTTCTAATTTCTGTGAAGCTGCTGGCACATTCTTGGGCGAAAAATTTACAGAAATCACAGAAAATGCCTCGTTAAAGTGGAGCGAGTTTAAGATATGGTGGGATGAGTTTTGGACAGAAATTTTGGAAAATATATTGCCGGTGTGGGAAAATATCAAATTATTTTTCGCGGAAACCTGGGAATCCATCAAAGAGACTGCAGGGGTAATTTGGACACCGATCAAAGAATTTTTCCTTGAAATCTGGGGAGAAATCCGTGATAAAGCGGTGGAGATTTGGGAAAAAGTAAGAAGCACATTTGAAGAAAAGATGAACAAAGTCAAGGAAAAATCGACGGAGATTATCAAGAAATTTGATGACTTCAAAACGAGTGTAAAAACAGTTTTTGAAGCTGTGAAATCCAAAGTCGAAGAAACTATCAAGCCGGTTATTGATTTGATTCAGAATTTTACAGATAAAATTCGTGCTGCAATCTCGGCGGTTAAAGACTTTTTTGCAAGTGGATTTGAAAAAGTGGGGGAGATATTCGGCGGAATATTTACTGGTGGAGGATCATCGCATACGCGAACAATGTCCACGCAGCCGTATGCCATAAACGAAAGCTTTGCATCTCGTACCCTGCGGGATATCCCGGCGCTTGCATCTGGCTCGGTAATCCGTGGCGGCAACCCGTTCCTGGCGATTCTGGGCGACCAGCGGGCAGGGCAGACCAACATCGAAGCGCCGATAGGCACAATCAAACAAGCTGTATCGGAGGTAATGGCAGAGAGCGGCGGCGGATTTAGAACGGCGAAAATTGTCTTGCAGGTAAACGGGGTAGATCTGGCGCAAGCTACACTGCAGGATTTCTTATCGGAAGCAAGCAGGCAAGGATATGATCTGGAGGTGATCGGAGGATGATTTTTACACGCGGCATATACATAGATGGGGAGTATTTTAACATCCCTATCGTGTCCATAAAAAGAAACGCGGATTTCCTCGACAAATTCGCCGAAAGAGTTGAAACGGGAGAGCTCCAGCGTGAATTGATAGGCGTGTATTTTAACTACACAATGTCGGTCGGGAAGAGCAGCTCGTTCCCGGATGGCGTATATAAACGTTTCTGGGATAAGGTTACAGAGCCCGTCCCATTCCATATTATTTCGCTGCCGTCAGATCCTGGTTATTACGAATACACAGCTTATATATCCAGCGTCTCTGATGAATACGAGAAGATAACACAGGATAGCGCTGATTATAAAGGGTTTACCTGCAAGTTTACGGCGAAAGAACCGGCAAGGAGACCATGATGAAAACAGAATTTTATGTCGATTACAATCTGTATGACACGACTGCTCTGCCTGATGCAAAAGAAAGCACAGAGAGCAATGCCGCTTTTGGGGATATGGGGCTGTTTAAGTTAAAAGGCAGCCCACCCAACTACGCTACACTGGAGCACAATTTTTTCGCGCTGGATGGGAGTCTTAGCGAAATGCCAGACACGCCGACGGATATCCCGTTTTTTTCTGATGTGCAAGCGGGCGCAGATGGAATTTTCACAAAACAGCCTGTAATCAGAATAGATTTTACCGAAAATCATACCTCTATCGGGCTGACTTTTCATTTTTCAGAAGCATTTCCGCTGGAAATGGAAGTGACGTGGTACGACCTCGGCGGTACATATAAATCGCAAAAACGTTTCTTCCCGAACAAACTGAATTATTTTGCCGAAAACCAGGTGGAGGAATACGGACGAATTGAGATCCGATTTGTACGTGCCCTACCGTGGCACAATGTAAAGTTAAACTATCTCGAGTATGGCACAACGTTTATCTGGGGGCCGGATGTTATAAAAAGCGCGAAGCTTGTAAATGACACAGACCCTATCAGTAATCAGGTCAAGACGGACAAGCTTACGTTTGACTTTGTTGACCCTGATGATGATTTTAATATTGGCAAAATCGACGGGTTGCACAAAACATTGCAGAAAAAGCAGAGAATGTTACCCTATGAAATCGTTGACGGCGTGAAGATGCCGCTGGGCGTGTTTTTCATGGAATCTAACAGTACCGCAAAAAACGTCACACAAATATCGGCGATTGACTACAAAGGGATGCTTGCTAATGTGGATTTTAAAGACGGGCGGATATACGACGGAGAAACGGCGGGAAGTGTGATCGAAGAGATTATGACAGCGGCAGGGATTGAAAATTATACAGTAGAGGAAGAGGTGGCGAAAACGCCCCTGTATGGCACGCTTAAAATCCAGACCTGTCAAAAAGCTCTGCGTGAGGTATTGTTCGCTTGCGCTGCGATTATGAACACATCCCGCCGGTCTGGAATCGAAATACGAAAATCGACCAGAAAAATATCGACAACGATTCCGCGCAGCCGGAAATTTTCCACGACGTTAAAGGCAGATCCTTATGTGTCAGACGTAAGCGTAAAATATAAAACGTGGGTGTTGGACGCGGCGGAAAGCGAGATTACGAAAGGCACATACGATCCGGGGATACATACAATTCAGCTCACAAGCCCGGCAACGAACATGAGCGCATCTGCGGGGAGGATTGTCAAACAAATGCCGTACTATGTTGTGCTGGAAATCGCGGGAAACGCACGTGCAGAGGTCACGATCACGGGGCACAAATATGTTGGTACAGAGCTGGCTACACTGTCCAGAATCGAGCATATAAAGTCCGGTGAAGTGCGGAACACGAAAACATTTTCCGGAACGCTTTTAAATTACGAAAGCGCACAGAAGGTTGCAGACAATATCCTGGATTATTACCAACTCCAGCAGATCATCCAGACACGCCATTTGTCCGCAGAGGAAAAAGCAGGGGACTGGGCGGAGATTGAAAATACCTTGCAAATGCACGGAAATTTTGTCGCCTGTATAGAATCCTTTAGCGTTGACCTTACAGGTGGATTTGTGGGTACGGCAAAATGCCGTGGATATTATAAAATAACATCAGAAGAGTATTATTCCGGCGAGCTGTATTCTGATGAGAAGGTAGGGATTATCTGATGGAATGGGTGTATGACCGAACGCAGGCGGACGTTGAACGGGCAAAGGTTTTGAATGATAAATACGCTGCAGGGACAATCTCCGAAGAAGAAAAAATGGAATGGGCTGCCGGAATGAAGGGAGCGTTGAATGTAGCGGATTTGAACCGGATCGAAAGTAACATCCGTGAGATCGCTGAAACTTTGGCGGTAAGCGTGACGGTGAAGACATGGGGGGCGAATCAGATTCCGCGAGTAAGTGATTTTAAACGGATCTGCGACAACGTGCAGCGGATCCGTGAAGCGTGGAGTGCTTTGAAAGATACCCCTGCCACACCAGACCCGCCGCTGATTACTTATCAAAAATGGAACGCCATAGAACGGATCTTGCACGATGTCAAATATGTATATGACAGAGTTATGGGCAGTTATTATTATTGCGGCGATGAAATCTACGCCGGGGAAGGAATAGGGATTTTATAATGGCAGAGACATGGTTTACGCCAAAAGAGTGGAAAGCCCGCCTTGTGGAATTTGCAGGGCGGCGGCTTCTGAGAAACGTTGCAAACGGAGAAACTGTAACATATGACGTATCCCGTAGCGAGGGGCAGGTTTCGCAGGAGGGCGATGCGTTTAATACCAAAAACATGAACGATCTTGAACAAAGGGTAGCAAATGGATTTGGAAACGCAAAGACAGCGGTTGAAACACTAAGTAGTGACATGGGAGGCAAACTCCCTGTATTAAACTACAATATTACATTATCGGATGATGCAAGTGTGCATGCCCAAAAGGCTTTGAGATATCTCTTTACAGACGCAGAGGCAATAAAACATACATCATTTATGTTTAATATCCGCGTAAATAACGCAGACTTTTATTCTGGCACTTGTTACACAGACGGCGGAAATACCGCTTGGGGCGACATAAACAAACGCGGCTCAGAAGCAGATCCCGGATCTGTTTGGAAATGGGTTACGTATAATTTTAAAACCGGAGGTGCTGATCCAGTATTAAAAAAATTGGGTAGATCCGGAACTATTGCGGGGGTTGGCGGGTATTGGATGGATCCCCCGGCGGGGCAAAATCAGGAATGGGTTACGGGATGTGTGCGTTGGAATGGAGATGACCTTGTAGTTACGGTTGAAGATGATTATGCGCAAGGGCATCTGACTGTTGGAGCTAAAGTTGGCAGTAAGAGCAGACCCAGCCAATGGGGTGATAAAACGGGCGGATTAATTACATTAAAATATTAACGTTTGCAATTTTTAGCAAAAATCTAAAACACTAACAGAAAAGAGGTAAAAGCATGAAAAAAATCGTGTTTAAATCTGGCAAAGAACTGGAGATTGATGGAATTACCCAAAGCGGGAAATTCTTGCAAATCTCTATAAAAAGCAGCGATACAAAAAGCATAATTGACATGTTTTCGAACGCTGAGAATACGGCTGTGATGCGATATTATGTTGGGACTGACCTGATATGCGGATATGCTGGGTTTAAAAAATTCGTGAGTTTGAAATATACGCCTGACGTGATAGCGTCCATCAATTATGAGCAGGAGGACGCAACCACAGAAAGCGGGTTTGCGGAATCCCATGTGGCTGTATGTACGGTGCATATGGAAAAAGTTGAAGAAGCAGTGCTGCCGGAGGGACTGACTGATAAAGTCGCAAAACTGGAAAACGATGTGTCCAGCATCACGTCCGGCATCAATGAAGTTAACGGAATTTTGGAGGGCGAATGATATGTTTACGGAAAAAGCGAAAGAAAATCTCCTGGCAATGCTAGAGCAGGCTAAATTCAGCGCTGCGGACAACACGGATGCACAAGCTTTACGCGTGCCGTCATTGTACCCTGAATGGGAAGCGCTGGAGGCCGGAACACATCTGACAAAAGGGCGGCGGTGCACTTATAATAAAGTGCTGTACAATGTCCTGTCTGACCACGATAAACAGGAGCATTGGACTCCGGAGGCGGCACCGTCCCTGTTCGCAAAAGTTCTTATCCCAGACCCGAACGTAACACCGGACTGGGAGCAGCCGGGAAGCACAAACGGATATAAAAAAGGCGATAAGGTAAAACACAATAGTAAGGTCTGGGAATCTCTGGTCGACAATAATGTATGGGAGCCGGGAGCCGTAGGAACGGATAGTGTATGGAAAGAAGCCAGCGAATGAGAAAGGCGTAGGAAATGCTTATTGAACTGATAGAAAAGGCGGAAAATGTTGGGTGGGGGACGATAGCGGTTGTGATCGCTGGTGTGTTTATGTTTATCCCGACTATCGTGGAAAGCTGGAATAAGGTCCTTGACGCACTGGGGTTGGTAAAGAAAAAGAATCTTTTCCGGAAACAGCGTGAAAAGGAGATCGCAGCAGTCTATTCACATATCGAGGAGCTGCAAAGTGGAGTCGTGTCAAAGCAAGAGGAGTACCACCAGCAATCTATTACGATCAGGGACAATCTTGCCAGAAGGCAGGACGATTTGTACGAAAAACAGATTGAATTGAAGCAGGATGTAAAGAATATAACTCGGATGCTGGAAGAGTACATCCAGAAGGACAACGAACGCACGATTGCTTCGCTACGTACAACTCTGTGGCGGCTACATAAGGAATTTACATCACAGAGATATGTGACGCCGGACGGATTAAAGACCTTCCGAGAGCTGGGGAATGTGTACGAAGCTGCCGGCGGGGATGACATTTATCACGAAAAGCTGCAGCCGGAGGTGTTAGCTCTAGACATCAAATATCCGGATGGAAGCATATACAAAATTAAGGAGGTATGACAATGAAAAAGATTGATTGGATGCGAAAACTGACAAGCAGAAAGCTTTGGATGAGCGTGGCATCATTTGTGACGCTGATGATTGTGGCTTGCGGAGGGACGGAAAATGAAGCCACACAGATCTCTGCGCTGATCATGGCTGGTGCTACGGTTATCGGCTATGTCATCGGCGAGGGTTTGACAGATGCGGCAGCTATTGAAGCAGACAAGGAAGGATAAGGTGATCCGATTATCTCCCGGCGCGGGGTTAAGCGTGATTCTGGGGCGGCTTCGGTCGCCCTCATAAAATGATAAGGAGAGTAGAATATGAAAAAACTTTTTATTTCACAGCCGATGAAAGGCAAAACAGATGATGAAATTTTAAAAGAGAGGGAAAAGGCAATTGCCAGCGCAAAGAGAAATTTTGCAGAGAACGAAGAAGTAGAGGTTATTGATTCGTTTTTCTAGAGCGCGCCTGCGGATGCGAGACCTCTGTGGTTTTTGGGAAAATCTTTAGAATTGCTTTCTACGGCAGACATTGCATATTTTGCAAAAGGCTGGGAAAACGCAAGAGGATGTCGCATCGAAAATACTTGCGCCATTGAGTACGGAATTGCTGTGATTGAAGATTATACGGAGGATTGAAAGTATGGGAAGCAAAGAATTTTTGGAAAAGAGCAAACAGATTGTCGTTGACTATTTCAACAGTCATGCGGACAAAACCGACCAGAAGCAGATTGCACAGGATGATGTATATGTGGTCTGGTACTGCAAGACGCTTCAGAATCACAAGGCGCTGCTGAGCACAACTGTTTCTGACGGGATGTATTATGAAATCACATATAATGGGGACAAGCAGGAAACGTATGTAGACGCATACAAGAAGTGGGAGAACTTTGTGGTGAGGTAA